TGTCGACAGCAACTTCATGCGCGAGAACGACCCTCGGATGCCCTTGTTTGCGGACTAGAAATCCAAGGTGACTTTTGGCAAAGGCACTTAATCTAGGAGTCCAACATGGCTTATCCCTCTGTTGACGCCGCGTACGGTTTCAAGCCGATTAACGAACTAAACGGCCTACCCTACGCGGGCGCAATCCGTCAGCTTCCGATTGCTCGGAACTACGGAACCGCCATTTTCAATGGCGACCTCGTTGAACTGATTGCCAACGGCACTGTTGTGCTGACTGGCATGACCACGTCTACCACGACGACGGCTCGCGCCGGTCAGGTTGGTATTTTCGTGGGCTGTTCGTACACCAACCCCACCACCGGCCAGAAGCAGTTTGCCCAGTACTACCCCGGTAACGTTCTGGCTAACGACATCATGGCTTTCATCGTTGATGATGATCGCGCGGTGTTCAAGGCAGTGATGGTTGGTCAGCCCTCCGCAGGTCTGAGCAACACCGCTACCACCGTTGGCTTTGCCGCACAAAGTTTCGTTGGCAACAACGTGTACTGCGTGACGGGTACCGCCGGTAATGCCAATACGGGCAACTCTGCCATGGCTGTATCTGGCGACCAGCCGAGCAACGGTACCGGTAACGTGGCTGTTGCCACGGCTCTGCCGTTCCGCGTCGTTGGCGTTGTGCCTGAGACTGCTGTGACCCTCACGGGCACCGGCAGCACCTCTGGCTCCAGCACCACGGTGACGCTGGCTGCTGCTGTTACCGGTCTGCAATCCGGTATGCAGTTGATCTGCCCGACTGGCACTGGCTCTCTTGCCGGTAACTACATCACGGTTACGAACGTGAACGGCACGACCGTTACTGTGTCGAGCGCTATCACGCTGGCCTCTGGTTCTGAACTGACCTTCGTGGGCTTCCCCGAAGTTCTGGTCAAGTGGAATCAGGGTTACCACTCGTATGCCTTTGCAACCGGCATTTAAGGAGTAACTCAAAATGGCAATTTCTCGTGCCCAACTACTGAAGGAACTCCTGCCGGGTCTGAACGCCCTGTTTGGTTTGGAGTACGCTCGCTACGGCGAAGAGCACAAAGAGATCTACGAAACGGAGACCTCTGAGCGCTCGTTCGAAGAGGAAACCAAGCTGTCTGGCTTCTCCGCCGCTCCGGTGAAGAACGAAGGCGCTGCGATTGCTTATGACAATGCGCAGGAAGCTTGGACCGCTCGCTACAACCACGAAACCATCGCCATGGGTTTCTCGATCACCGAAGAGGCGGTCGAGGACAACCTGTACGACTCTCTGTCGTCCCGGTATACCAAGGCTCTGGCTCGTGCCATGGCGTACACCAAGCAGGTCAAGGCTGCTTCCACCCTGAACCAAGGCTTCAACTCCGGCGTCACCTATGGCGACGGCGTCAGCCTGTTCTCGACGGCGCATCCGCTGATCTCTGGTGGCACCAACAGCAACCGCCCCACCGTGGGTGCTGACCTCAACGAAACGTCCCTCGAAAACGCGGTCATTCAGATCGCCGGGTGGACGGACGAACGTGGTCTGCTGATCGCTGCCAAGCCCCGCAAGCTGATCGTTCCTCCGGCCCTGATGTTCGTGGCAACCCGCCTGCTCGAAACCGAGCTTCGCGTGGCTACCGCCGACAACGACATCAACGCGCTGAAGAACAACGGCTCGATCCCTGAGGGTTACACCGTTAACCACTTCTTGACCGACACGAACGCTTGGTTCCTGACCACGGACGTGCCTAACGGTCTGAAGCACTTTGTTCGTACTCCGATGAGCACGGGCATGGACGGTGACTTCGATACCGGTAACGTCCGGTACAAGGCCCGCGAGCGTTATTCGTTCGGTGTCTCGGATCCGCTGGGCATCTTCGGTTCGCCCGGTGCTTGATTGAGGGCGTCGCATATTGCGACCTTGAGGGGGGGATCTGCAAGGGTTCCCCCCTTTTCTTTTTTCCACAGTGGGTGTATAAACACGCAAGTCCCAAGATTTCAACCTGCTTGCTGACCGACTTGGCGGACTGACCTCAGAGACAGCAAGCGCAACTTGAGGAGTGTTCCACATGGGAACCACGACTTTTAGCGGCCCGGTCGTATCAAACAACGGTTTTGTTGGCGCTCTCACGGGTAACGTCACGGGTAACGTCACGGGTAACGTGACCGGCAACGTCACGGGTACCACCACCGGCATGCCCGTTCTCACGGCCTACACCACGACCACGCTGCCCACCGTTGTGGTTGGTGGTTTGATCTATGTCTCCAATGCCAACACCAATGCAGGCACCGTTTGCTTCGGCAAGGGTTCCAGTTGGATTGACATCAAGACTGGTCTGGCTGTTGTCGCCTAATAGGCCCAAAGGGGGACTGTGGTGAGGCCAATTACCGTATCAAAAACTGGGGCGGGTTCATCAAATCCTGTCCCTATGAATCTGTTTGCAACTCCGTTTAACGTAGGCATTGGCGTCACTGTTTCTGGAACAGTGAACTACACAGTGCAGCATACGTTCGACAATGTGTTTGCTTCTGATTACAACGCATCGACTGGAACATGGTTTAACCATTCATCGCTTGCAAGCAAGGCTGCAAACGAGGATGGAAACTACGCGTTCCCGGTGACGGCAATCCGGGTCACTGTGAACTCTGGGTCCGGAACGGCGTCGATGACTATCGTTCAGGCTGGGGTATCTCAATGACCGTAGGGTACTCTGGAGTATCAAATCAAGCGAATACTACCGCAGGTTATGCCTTGGGTGTATCCGCTGCCAACGTGGGAACACAAGTTGGCTTTGGTGTTTCAGGTACCGGGGTTGTAGACGATTATTCTGGGTTTGTGCCAAGCGTTCCTTACTATCTATTGTTGGAAACATCTGGATACCTAGTGCAAGAAACCGGCGCGTCCCCCAATAATCGTTTTGAACTGGAGTAATCATGGCAGACACAAAAATTAGTGATCTACCAAGTGGTAGTCCTGCGCAGTCTGGGGACGAACTTCCTATTGCACGAGGCGGCGCCAACTACAAGTTGACGGTTGGCAACATTGGAACATTTAGCCTTACAAGCCCATTGGCGGTTGTTGGCACCTCTCTGTCTGGTGCGGAGATTCGACTCCCAGAAGATACCGACAATGGAAGCAACTACGTTGCCCTCAAGGCACCCGACATTCTTGCAGCGGATCTGACGTTTACACTGCCCAACACTTACGGCACTAACGGGCAGGTGCTTCAGACAAACGGATCGGGCGGCATGACTTGGGCCACCGTAAGCGGTGGTGGCGGTGTTTCGTCTGTTGGTCTGACAGCACCTACGGGCTTTTCAGTCTCCAATTCTCCGATCACCGGTTCTGGCGATATTGCGCTGACGTTTTCTGCGGGCTATTCGCTCCCAACCACATCAAGTCAGTCGAACTGGGACACGGCATACGCAGACCGGTTCAAGTGGGACGGCGGCGCTTCTGGGCTTGACGCGCCAACTGGTCGCACGTCTTTGGGTCTTGGAACTGTTGCAACTCAGACAGCGCCGTCTGGCACCAATGCTCAACTGCTTGCAAACAACGGTTCTGGCGGGTTTAGCAATGTAACCGTAGGCTCGGGCTTGAGTTATAGCGCGGGCACTTTGAGCGCAACCGGTGGCGGTGGCGGTGGCCTATCTTGGCAGGCCGCGCAAACGACAAGTTTTACGGCAGTTGCAGGTAGTGGCTACCCATGCAACACAACTTCTGCCACATTTACAGTTTCTTTACCTGCAACGCCAAGCGCGGGTGCTCTTGTTACGTTGATAGATTACGCAGGGACGTGGGGCACCAACCCGTTGATCGTTTCTGGTAACGGCAGCAAGATTAACGGGCTTTTGGTTCAAACCACACTGGCTACAAGTTATTCATCCGTGCAGTTGGTCTATATAGACTCTACGCAAGGTTGGAAAGCCTACTCGTACTCTATAACGCCGTTGCCGCAAAATATCGAATTGGATTTTCTTGTCATTGCCGGTGGCGGCGGTGGTGGCGGAAACGTCGGTGGTGGTGGCGGCGCAGGCGGTTATGTTGCGTCTACCTTTAGCGCAGTAATTGGCACTTCTTACACCATCACAATCGGTGCGGGCGGCGCAGGCGGCATTAATGGTGCATACGGCACCAATGGGTCTAATTCTGTCGCGTTTTCAACTACTGCTGTCGGCGGTGGCGGCGGGGGCTTCGCCACCACCGCCCCCCGCAACGGACTAAACGGCGGTTCCGGTGGCGGCGCGGGTTCGTTGCTTGATACATTGGACCCCACCGCCACTGGCGGCACTGCAACTAGCGGTCAGGGCAACCGAGGCGGTAATGTCACTGGCAGTGCCGCTGGCTCTGGCGGCGGTGGCGGTGCTTCTGCGATAGGTGGGGATACGAGCACGAACACACCCGGTGCGGGCGGCGCGGGTACCGCTTCTAGTATTACCGGCTCCTCCGTGACTCGCGCTGGTGGCGGTGGCGGTGGCGGCTTCCCTGACCCCGCCGGTGGTGCCGGTGGTGCCGGTGGCGGTGGCGCAGGTGGAAATCCCACTAACGGCGCGGGAACCGCAGGTACGGCTAACACTGGCGGCGGTGGTGGCGGCGGAGCAGGCGGCTTAGCCCCCGGCGGAAATGGCGCTGCGGGTGGTTCTGGGATTGTGGTGATTGCTTATCCAGACGTTTACCCCGCCCCTACTACTATCGGCGCCGGTCTTACCTATGACCAACCAACCCGAGCCGGGTTTCGCGTGTACCGGTTTACTGCGGGCACCGGAACGATTGTTTGGTAAGAGGTAAACATGGCCTATTACGCACTCCTCGATAAAAACAACGTAGTCGTTCAAGTCATTGCAGGCAAGGACGAAGACGAAGGTATTTACGATTGGGAAGTCTTTTACGCCGCTGAAACGCGCCTGAAGTGCCGACGCACAAGTTTTAACACCGTAGGTGGTTTGCATACCCAAGGCAAAGAGCCTTTCAGGAAAAACTTTGCCGCAATCGGGTTCGTATACGATGAATCTCGGGATGCTTTTATCCCGCCGAAACCGTTTGACAGTTGGTGTTTGAACGACCAAACTTGTCTTTGGGAGCCGCCCGTACCGATGCCGAGTGACGGTATCCACAAGTGGGACGAGCAGACCCAGACTTGGATTCGTGTAAGCGAGTAACCAATGGCTAAGAGTCAAGCATGGCAACGGTCAGAGGGGAAGAATCCCGAAGGCGGCTTGAACGCCAAAGGGCGCGCCTCTTACAACCGCGCCAATCCGGGCAAACCGGGCTTGAAGGCTCCACAGCCGGAGGGCGGGCCGCGCCGCGACTCTTTCTGTGCCCGGATGAAAGGCATGAAGAAGAAGCTCACAAGCGCAAAGACCGCGAACGATCCAGATTCGAGGATTAACAAGAGTTTGCGAGCATGGAACTGCTGATATGGAACGTCATCCTCTCCTTCCTGTCGGCGATCATTCTCTGGGTGATCAAGTCGCATGCGGACGAGGTGAAGCGCATTCAGATTCTTCTCAACCGTACGCGGGAGGAGATCGCCAAGGAGTACGTCACGAAGTCGGACGTACACGACGATATGAACCGGGTGATTGCTCGGTTGGATCGTCTTGAGGGTAAGTTGGATGCTTACATGAAGGAGCAACGAAGTGCCCTCAGTTAGCGGAAAACAGCACAGGTTCATGGCGGCGGTGGCTAACAACCCCAAGTTCGCCAAGAAAGCAGGCGTCCCACAGTCCGTGGGAGAAGAGTTTGTTCAGGCCGATAAGGGCCGTAAATTTTCCAACAAGGAGTCCGAAATGAAGGCAAAGAAGATGGCTATGGGCGGTGGCGTTATGCAGAAGAAGGGCATGACGACTGCCAAGATGGGCGCTGTTAAGACTGCTGCTCCTAGCCGCGACGGCGTTGCCGTCAAGGGCAAGACCAAGGGCACGATGGTCAAGATGGCCGGTGGCGGCAAGATGGGTAAGTGCTGACATGATGCCCAGTCGCGGTATGGGGGCCATCATGCCCTCGAAGATGCCCAGCGGTAAGCGCAAGGCTCGCCGCGACGACACTGACTTTGAGCAGTATGCTGAAGGCGGTGAGGTGAAGTCCAAGGTCAATGAGGCCGGAAACTACACCAAGCCCGGTATGCGCAAGTCGCTCTTTGAGAAGATCAAGGGGCAGGCTACGCAAGGTACGGCGGCAGGTCAGTGGAGTGCTCGTAAGGCGCAGCTTCTGGCTAAGCAGTACAAAGCTAAGGGTGGCGGCTACCGTGACTAAAAAGTCGCAGCAGTCGCTGAAGGACTGGACCGCTCAGAAATGGAGAACCAAAAGTGGTAAACGATCTTCTGACACGGGTGAAAGGTATCTTCCAGAAGCTGCGATCAAAGCTCTCTCGCCCCAAGAGTACGCCGCCTCAACCCGAGCAAAGCGAGCAGGCAAAGCCTCCGGCAAGCAGTTCGTAGCTCAACCTAAAGCCGTCGCCAAGAAAACCGCGAGGTTCCGCTAAATGACCACCACCGGTACCACCACTTTCGACCTTGACTTCACGGATCTAGCCGAGGAAGCGTTCGAGCGTGCTGGCCGAGAGATGCGTTCTGGTTACGACCTGCGTACTGCACGTCGTTCCATGAACTTGATGACTATCGAGTGGCAGAACCGGGGCATTAACATGTGGACGATTGAGGAGGGGAGCTTCACGCTGACCCCCGGCCTCAACACGTACGCACTGCCGACTGACACCATCGACTTGATGGAGCATGTCATCCGCACGGGGGCTAACTCCTCGTCTACTCAGGCGGATCTGACCATCACTCGTATTAGCGTTTCTACGTACGCTACGATCCCTAACAAGCTACAGCAAGCGCGTCCTATACAAGTCTGGGTGCAGCGCATGAGCGGGCAGGTGAGCCCTGCCAACGCGACCTTGGTGGGCACCATCAATAGCTCCACCACGACGATCACGCTCAGCGATACCACGAGCCTTCCGGCTGCTGGCTTCATCCGTTTGGATAACGAAGATATCTACTACGGATACATAAACAGCAACAACACGTTGGGCGGCGTGTTCCGTGCGCAGAACGGTACGACCGCCGCTTCGCATACCAACGGCACTACGGTCTATAACCCCAACCTGCCTGCCGTGACCGTCTGGCCGACGCCGGACAACAGCACCACCTATACCTTCGTGTACTGGCGACTGCGCCGTATCCAAGACGCTGGGTCGGGAGTGGCTACGGCAGACATGAACTTCCGCTTCCTGCCCTGCGTAGTTGCGGGGTTGGCGTATTACGTTGCGATGAAGCAGCCTGACTTGGCCGACCGACTCCCGATGCTCAAGCAAGCGTACGACGAGCAGTTTGACCTAGCTGCGGGCGAAGACCGCGAGAAAGCCGCAGTGCGCTTCGTGCCTCGGCAGATGTTCATTGGCGGGGGGTATACCTAATGGGTAATCGCTTCGCCTCCGGTAAGTTCAGCATCGCCATGTGCGACCGCTGTGGGCAGCAGTTCAAACTCAAGGTTCTGCGCAAAGAAGTCATCAAGACCAAGATTTTCAACTTGCTGGTCTGCCAAGAGTGCTGGGATCCAGACCATCCGCAATTGCAGCTTGGTATGTATCCGGTTGACGATCCGCAAGCCGTGCGCAACCCGCGCAAGGACAGCACGTATGTGACTGCTGGGGTCAACGGCCTACAGCTTGATCCAGACAATCCGTACGGTGGCGTACCCACTGGCGGTTCTCGGGACATCCAATGGGGGTGGAACCCCGTTGGAGGGGCTAGAGCAACTGATGCAGGACTCACACCAAACTACTTGGTGGCGATCACCTCTGTTGGTACAGTAACCATCCAAACGACGTAAGGAGTCGACATGGACAAGAAAGATCTCGCGCAAGACAAGAAGATGATTGCTGGGGCCGTGCACAAGCACGAAAAGGCAAAACACCCCGGTCAACCCATGACCAAGCTTGCCAAGGGCGGTAAGACCAATGCACAGATGAAGGCGCTGGGCCGCAATCTTGCTAAGGTTGCCAACCAGAAGAAGTCTTCGTTCACCTACAAGAAGGGTGGCTAAGATGGCTAAGTTCAGCAAGAAGGTTGGCGGGAAGGAAGTGGGTGACGCTTCCGTCTACGCCGAGCCGCACACCATGAAGGGCGGCAAAGTGGCGTTGGGTAACGGTACTCAAGCGGAGCCTACCCGTGCGGACAAGGTGAACATGTCGGTGGGTAACGTCAACCGCGACGGTTACAACCCCGCCCCTAAGACTTCCGGCATCAAGATTCGTGGTACCGGCTGTGCTACTAAGGGCACGATGGCCCGTGGCCCGATGGCGTGAGGCGTAGATGAACTACACCGAGTTGAAGGCAAACATCGCAGACATCTGCGAGAACACCTTTACGAATGACCAGTATGCTTTATTCACGAAGCAGGCTGAGCAACGTATCTACAACACGGTGCAGATCGCTAATCTGCGTAAGAACGTTACCGGCACGCTGACTAGCGGTAACAAGTACCTTGAGTGCCCTAACGATTTTCTATCGGTGTACTCTTTGGCGGTGGTGAAGCCGGACGGGGATTATTTGTACTTGCTCAACAAGGATGTCAACTTCATCCGCGAAGCGTACCCGAACCCCAACGTCTCCGGAGTGCCCAAACACTATGCCATCTTCGGCCCCCGGTCAGATAACGACACGGAGTTGACGTTCATCCTCGGCCCCACTCCGAACGCTGCGCTGACTGCGGAGCTTCACTATTACTACTACCCAGAGTCAATCGTCACGGCGCAGACTACGTGGCTGGGCGATAACTTTGACTCTGCCCTGCTGAATGCGGCGCTTGTTGAGGCCATTCGGTTCATGAAGGGCGAGCCCGACTTGGTACAGTTCTACGAGAAGATGTACGTGCAGTCTATTGCTCTGTTGAAGAATTTGGGCGACGGCAAGCAGCGTATGGATGCGTATCGTGATGGTCAAGTACGGTTGGCGGTTAACTAATGAGCATCGTACAGACTCAAACCACCAGCTTCAAAAAGGAGCTTTACTTGGGCACCCACGACTTGTCCGTGGACGTGCTCAAGATTGCTTTGTATACGGCCAATGCTGACTTGAATGCCGACACCACGGTGTACACGACCAACAACGAGATCACCGGCACTGGATACACTGCTGGCGGAAAGACGTTGACTGGTACGACCATCAACAGTTTTTTGTATACAGCCTATGTGGACTTCGACAATGTAGAGTGGAACCCCGGTGTTTTCACGGCGCGATGTGCGCTAATATACAACGCTAGCAAAGCTAACAAATCCATCGCAGTGTTGGACTTTGGGTCGGACAAAACCTCACCCGCTACCTTCACTATCGTCATGCCGGTCAATGACGCCAACAGCGCCTTGATTCGGTCTTCCAACTAGGAGCATTGAATGAGCATCGAAAAAGCTAAGGCCGCTGACAACGTCGCAAGCGGATTGGTCGCAAACACCGGAGCGTCTGAAGGCGCAAAGGCAACGGGCAAGTACACCGTTGAGTGCTACGACAAGGACGGCAACCTCAAGTGGGTTGCTGAGACTCCCAACCTCGTGGTCAACGTCGGCCTTCAGTACATGGCCGGTACGGCTCTGACCACCACCGCTCAAGTCACTACTTGGTATCTTGGCCTGTACGGCGCTGCCGCTTCCAACAGCCCCGCTGCCGGAGACACCATGTCTTCGCACATCGGTTGGACGGAAGTGACCGCTTATAGCCAAGCTACTCGTCCCGCCGCTACGTTTGCTGCGGCGACTAATGCCAATCCGTCCGTGGTGACCAACACGGCTAGCAAAGCTTCGTACAGCATTAACGGCACGACGACGGTGGGTGGCGCGTTCCTTACCTCCGACAACACTAAGGGTGGCACAACCGGCACGCTGTTCTCAGCTGCGGACTTTTCTGCTCCCGGCGACCGCTCTGTTGTCAACGGAGACACGCTGAACGTTACCTACACCTTCAGCCTTGCTGGGTAAGGATAAGCCATGCCGTTGGTTATCGCTGACCGAGTACAAGAGACAACCACGACTACGGGCACCGGCACGGTTACGCTTGCCGGTGCAGTTACTGGGTTTCAGTCTTTTGCCGCCATCGGCAACGGCAATACTACGTACTACACAATAGCCCACTCCACGCTTTCAGAGTGGGAAGTCGGTGTCGGCACGTACACATCCAGCGGTACTACGCTTAGTCGTACTACTATCCTAGCGTCTAGTAACAGCGGCAGCGCGGTTGACTTTAGCGCGGGTACGAAGAACGTGTTTGTTACTTACCCGGCATCTTTGGTAACCACGACAAATAGCAAGATCGTTGCTATGTCTATCGTCTACGGGGGATCTTAAATGGCTGCGCCAAACATAGTCAATGTTTCGGCAATGTATGGAAAGACCGCCGTATTGGCGGTCACTACATCTGCCACCGCCATTGTTACCAATTCTGCGGCTAGCAATAAGGTGCTTAAGGTAAATGCACTGTACGTAGCAAACGTAGACGGGACAAGTAATGCCACTGTTGACATCGACATATTCCGTTCGAGCACGGCTTATCGCATTGCGTACACTGTAGTTGTGCCAGCAGATGCTACTTTGGACGTTATTAACAAACCTTTGTATTTGGAAGAAGGGGATTCTCTTCGTTTAACAGCAAATGCAGCTAATGACGTGGAAGCTGTTTGCTCTTACGAGGAGATTTCTTAATGAATCGCGGCAATGCAGGTGTTATTGGCACTTTAGTTACGCCTTCTGCTAGCGTTGCCACAGGCGTATTTAGCCTTAACCAATTACAAGTCGCCGCAAAAAATGGTACATGGCCTCCTTTCGCAGTGCCAGATCCATACTTTAATTTAGTCACAATGTTGCTGCCGGGAAACGGCACTAACGGCGCGCAGAATAATACCTTCCTCGACAGCAGCACCAACAACTTCACGATCACCCGCAACGGCAACACCACGCAGGGCACCTTTGCGCCGTATGGAAATTTGTGGTCAAACTTCTTTGATGGGGGATCGACTAACCTTTTAAGTTTCCCTTCATCCTCAACTGCATACAACCTATCTGGCGCTGCTTGGACAGTCCAATTTTGGGTTTATCCTTTAATAACAACGTTCAGCGATGGGGCATGCCGTGTCTTAATGGCCGGAACTAACGGTACTAATACGGCATGGGTAATCGCTATCGAGTCTAATTACTCATTTACTTTTAGCATTCCATTTGGCGGCACGACTAATATTGCTACTGCGTCCGGCGCGTTAACAAGAAATACTTGGACGCATGTTGCTGTAGTTTATTCTGGCGGCACTGCACGAATTTATTTTAATGGCGTATCAGTCGCCGGGCCTGTAGCAATAACTTTACCTGTGTCTTCAACTGTAAGTTTTAAGATTGGGTATGATAACGTAGGCACTGTAAGCACTAGATTTAATGGTTATATATCTAATGTTGCAATTAATACAACTACCGCGCTTTACACCTCCGCCTTTACCCCACCGACAATTCCGCTGACCGCCGTCTCCGGCACTAGCCTACTGACTTGCCAAAGCAACCGCTTCATCGACAACAGCACCAACGCACTTGCTATTACGGTCGCTGGTAACCCAAGCATCCAACGCTTTAGCCCTTTCTTACCAACGGCGAGCTACGCGCCAAGCGTCGATGGCGGGAGTGGGTACTTTGATGGAAGCGGGGATTATTTGAGTTTAGCTGGAAACACCGCATTTACAATGCCGGGCGATTTTACTGCTGAGGCTTGGGTTTATTGTAACGGATATACAAATGATTATGCCGCAATTTTTGGATTTTCAAGTGATTCAGAAAGTACAGGTTGGAATATTCTTGTAAGAACAAATGGTAGGTTACATTTTAATGTTGCCATGACGTTTACAGATGCCACTGGCACATTACCATTGAATCAATGGACCCACGTTGCGTTAGTTAGATCCGGCAGTGGATCAGGAAATGTTAAATTATATGTAAATGGAGTTGCTGATGCAACGACCCTCACTGTTACCGCAACAGCCACGTCACCGTCTACTGTGATGCTCGGTAGTTACCCGGGAATAACATCAAGGGCTTTTAATGGATACATAATGGATGCTCGTATCGTTAAAGGTACCGCCGTCTATACCGCTAATTTCACCCCGCCGACCGCACCCCTTACCGCCATTACCAATACATCTCTGCTCACCAACTTCACCAACGCAGGCATCATCGACAACGCCGAGATGAACAACCTTGAAACGGTTGGCAACGCGCAGATCAGCACCGCGCAGTCTAAGTGGGGTAGTGGGTCGATATTGTTTGATGGGAATGGGGATGCGTTGTTTGTTCCTCCATCACAAAATCCTAATTTTGGCTCAGGAAACTTCACAATTGAATTTTGGATTTACTACAACTCATTGACTGGTTTTCAAACAATTATCTCAAACGGATACACCACTACAGTAACTAACGGTTGGGTAGCTCAGACTGGAAATGGAGACGGCAAGATTAATTTTTACAGATTAGTTGCGCCTAGTAATGCCTTCTTGGTTGCGGCTGATGCAGGACCGTCCATCAGCACGGGGGTTTGGTATCACATAGCAATTGTGCGTAATGGCACAACTACCACCATATATAGAAATGGCACATCTGTTGGCTCGGCTACTGACACGACCGAATATACGGCAACTGCTGCTAATTTTTATGTCGGCGGCGGGAGCAACACAGGTTTTAACAATTACTACTTAAACGGCTACATCGACGACCTCCGCATAACCAAGGGCTACGCTCGGTACACCGCCAACTTCACGCCGCCCTCGGCACCATTCCCAACTGCATAACACTCTGTAGCCATGCTGGGCATAAATCCATTTGCTGCGGCGGCGTTTTCGGCTATAGCTGCGGGCGCAACGCCCGCTCCAGATTCGTCAACGGTAGTAGAGGCCGTAACCGGTACTGACGCCGTTGCTACCAACGGTACGTTTAATTCGTCTAGCGCGGAAACCGCGCTTATTGTCGGGGATACTTTTGCATCCGCACTTACTGCGGAGAGCGCTACAAGTGAAACCGCAACTGGCACTGATACCGTTGCGGCTAGTGTTTCTAAGGACGCCGCAGTTGCTGAGACGGCCACCGGCACTGACGCGATTGCAGCCAGCGCGTCTAACGACGCATCAGTTGCTGAGGCGGCCACTGGCACTGACGTAATTGCAGCCAGCGCGTCTAGTAGTGCATCGGTTGCTGAGACGGCCACCGGCACTGACGCGATTGCAGCCAGCGCGTCTAACGACGCATCAGTTGCTGAGGCGGCCACTGGCACTGACGTAATTGCGGCGGATGTAGTTTCCGGCTCTGGCGGAGTTGTTGCTGAAACAGCAACTGCCACTGATGCAATCGACGCTTCAGTAACCGCTGCCCCTAACGGAGTCATTACCGAAACGGCTACTGCTACCGACGCTGTTTCGGCTAGCATATCTAGTAGCGCCGCAGTTGCTGAGATTGCAACCGGTACTGATGTTGTTTCGGCTAACGTATCTAGCAGTTCATCTGTCGCTGAGACGGCTACAGCAACTGACGATATAAGCGAAGGTGCCACCCCCACCTTTGTAGCCGAGACTGCTACAGCGACCGATACTGTTTCTGCTGAGCGCGTGTTCGAAGCGCAAATTAGCGAGAGTGCGATTGCTACCGATGCTGCGTTTGCCCGCTTCTTGTGGGAGATTATCGACGATACGCAAACCGCAAATTGGGTAGCTGTCGTAACGGAATGAAAAGAAATTTATTCAAGGGGTAACAAATGACTACTGCGTACACAACCCTGCTGGGGTTTGCTCTCCCAGTAGAGGGCGAACTTGATGGTGCATGGGGCAACGTCGTCAACAACAGCATCACGGAGCTAGTAGAGGATTCGATTGCTGCAACGGCAACGGCCTCTGTGGCTTCTGGTGATTGGACGTTGACGACCACAGGTTCGGGGGCCACCAACCAAGCGCGGTGCGCAATCCTTGTACCTACTGGGTCACCCGGCGTGACTCGCAACATCATCGCCCCCAGTAGCAGCAAAGCCTACATCGTAGATAACCAATCTAACGCAAGCGTAGTGGTTAAAGGCTCTGCTACCACAGGCGTCACGATAGCAACAGGCGTTCGTGCGCTGGTTGCGTGGACTGGCACCGACTTTGTTCTTGTGGCATCCAGCGTAGGTGGTGGCAGTAGCGTATCCACAATCAGCTTTGGCTCGACTGGTCTGACTCCTAACTCAGCGACTTCTGGTGCAGTCACTGTTGCCGGTACGTTGGCAGTTGGCAGTGGCGGCACGGGCCAGACCTCCTACACGGATGGTCAATTGCTGATTGGCAATAGCACGGGCAATACGCTCGCCAAAGCTACGCTGACGGCTGGGTCCAATATCACCATCACGAACGGTCCCGGCTCTATCACGATTGCCGCCGCTGGTGGCGGTGGTGGCGGTACGGTTACCTCTGTCGGCTTGACGATGCCGAGCGGCTTCAGCGTTGGTAGCTCTCCAGTCACCACTTCGGGCACGATTGCCGTCACTACATCGCTCAGTGGTGTGCTCAAGGGTACGGGTTCTGGCTTTGCTGCGGCGGTAGCGGGTACAGATTACGTCACGCCGACCGGGTCAGAGACGTTGACCAACAAGACGCTGACCAACCCTACCATCACCAACTACACCGAGACAACTTTTACCGCCAATACGGGCTCCGCACTTACGCTTGATCTGGCTAACGGCACCATTCAGGTGCTGACGCTCACGGCCAACGCTACGATCACGATGCCGACTGCCACCGCTGGCAAGAGCTTCTTGGTGGAGTTGAAGACTGGGGCGGGCGGGTACACGTGTTCTTTTAATGCGGTCAGGTGGCCCGGTGGCGCCGCTCCTACGGTGACATCTACTGCCTCGCGTATGGACATCTTCAGCTTCTTCGCCGATGGTGCCAATTGGTACGGCGTAACTGTCGGTCAGAACTACACGCCGTAAGGAGCTAGCATGTTCGCTGCCAGCAAAGGTGTCCCCGGTGTTGTTGCTGTCGTCCCTCCTACTACAGAGGTAGGTGGCCTCACCCTTGTTGCTTCAGGCACGTATTCGCTTGTAGTGCCCAACGGGGTGTATCAGGTATCTGCGCTAGCTATCGGTGGTGGCGGTGGCGCAGGTGGATCCGCGTCCGGCTCTGTTTTTGCTTCTGCGGGCGGCGGTGGTGGCGCGCTTTCGTACAGTAACAACCTCGTTGTGACCCCCGGAGAAACGCTGACTTTAGTTGTGGGTACCGGCGGTGCTGCGGGGTTGGCGGCTGGCGGCACTAACGGCACCTCTGGCGGTGACTCCTACATTGCCCGTGGCGCTACAAATTTGGTGCTTGCTAAAGGCGGTTCTTTTGGTATCGCTGGCGGCTCAACTAGCGGTATCGGAGGTGGTGCCGGGGGTAGCGCAGCTTCTGGCGTAGGTAATACCAAGTATTCCGGTGGTGACGGAGGAAATCGCGGCGCTCCCGCTGGCGGTGGCGGTGGCGGCGCTGCTGGGTATTCTGGCAATGGCGGTGCCGGTAATAACCCAAGTGCACCCACGGCTGGATCAGGCGGTGGCGGTGGCGGTTCCTACGGTTATTTTGCTGGTGGTGCTGGCTCTACCGGTGGCGGCACACTTTTTTACGGGCAGGGTACGAGTGGCGCTGCTGGATCAGGAACAAGCCCCGGATCCTACAGTAGCCAAAGCGGCGGTATGGGGTCTTCTCTAGGCGGCGCAACACGGTTTATATCTTCCACAACTGAGAGTACCGGGCCCGGTGGTGGCGGTGGCGGCGTGACTGCTGGGTTTAATGGCATTAGTGGACTCGGGGGGGCTGTACGTGTTCTTTGGGGCAACACTCCAGAGTTTCCGTCTACTAGCGTGACGTTGAATACTCTTTCTGTTGTTGCCAGCGCTAATAGTTCGGGCAGCACAATCACTATACCGTCTTCTGTTTTGCCGGGGGATACTGTTGTTTTGATAGATTTTTCAACTCAAGGGGGTTCGATTGTAAACAACGTACCAACTGGGTTTACACAAATAGCCACTTTCTTAAACAGCACTGGTGGCGGAACACCCACATTTGGGCGTATGACTATGTCATACAAGCAAATTTTGTCTGCGGCTGAAGGGGGTACCTCTGTAACTGGAATTACACAAGGTTTCCCCAAGAAAATAATGTTAGTTATTCGCGGTTCGCGTGGGTATAGTGTTATTAGTAGTTTGTCTGTTGGCGGTACTGCCTACATCGTAAGTACTCCCTTCTCGCAAACTGCGTCTGCTACTTCATGGGATTCGTATGCTTTTGGCATACCCATCGTGATTGCCGGGTTTTATGGGTCTTCCGGCATTTCTACTAGCACTGATATTTCGTTCTCTAACGGCACCTTTGTTGCTGGCCCAGACAACACGTTCTGGGTGGGGTACCGTATCTACTCGCAGAGTACCACCTCTTACAGCGACACTATCTCTATGACTGACAGAGGAGACAACGCTCTGTGCGTGGTGTCTACGGCGGGATACTAAGTCTGAATAAGGACAGCTATGTTGTATTCTAAAAACGGATCTATCCCCAAACCTGAGACTGACGGCACCGAAGGGTGGATTGAAGTCGAGGAAGCTCCGACTCCCGGCGAAGGTCAAGAGGTTGTGTGGTGGTTCCCGCCCGGATGGGTGGTGCGACCCCCGATGCCGGTAGAGCCGGGATACTTCTTTAAGTGGTCGCAGACTCAGGAAGAATGGATGCGGTTCGCTACGCCTGTAGAGCAAGTGCTTCCGGTCATTGAGATTGATACGGAAGCCTCAAGCGGGGAAACGGGCCCATAATGGAACCGATCACCGGCATTCTTGCGGCAGTCTCAGCAGCGAATGCCGCCTTCGGTGCGGTCAAGAAACTTGTCGCCACTGGGCGCGAGATTCAGGATGTCGCCGGTCAGATCGGTAAGTGGTACGGCGCGTTTGGGGACTTCAACCGACTCGCCAACGAGAAGGCCAACAAGAAGCCTTCAGTCTTCAAGCGACTGCTGCATGAGGACAGCATTGAGAACGAAGCCTTGCAGATCACGATGCACAAGCAGGCGCTGATCAAGCAGGAATACGAACTCAAGATTCTGATCGTTGCTCACTACGGTGAGAGCGTCTACAACGAGATGATCATGGAGCGCATCCGACTCAAGAAGGAGCGCGAGAAGAAGGAGCGTGAGCACCGCCTGCGGCAGCAGGAGTTCATGCTTAATGCCAAGTACGGCGCAGCAATTGCCTTCGTGGCAGTCGCCCTGA